TTCAGAAAAGTTTGGCAGTTTAATTGGCAACGTTGAAGCAATTATTGGCACGATTCCAGGATTAGCAAAGTCTGGGGCAACCGCGGCAATGTATTTAGGCGAAGAAGCAATGCCTGGCATATTTCCTCCTGAAAAACGAGAAGAAATTGCTAATGCTATTGCTGATTCATTTCCTATATCTATAGCTGAAAAACTTGGCGTTGACAAAAACAGTCCAGATTACCAAAATGCTTTATTGCAAAGACTTGGCAGGGTAATTGGTAGTGGTGTTGATTATGCGGCAGACGCTCTTGGTGTGCCTAGAAATGATGTTGAAGCATTGGCTAACTTATTGCCTATTGCATTAACAGGCGCACCTAAAGGAAAAGCAGCCACAGCATTACAAGATCAATTTGCCGCATTGAAAGCAGGCGAAGAAGTTGGCGCTAAACCACAATTGACAGAAGCATTTGGCGAACGGACACAAAGATTTGCTGAAAAACCAGAACGTGGTACTACTGGTATGGGTGCGGCATCTGTTGAATCAGATTTGGTACGTCAGTCAAGAGCAAACGAATTAGATATACCGATTGATTTATCCAAAGACCAAGCAACAAGAAACCCTTCCGATGTAAGATTTGCGCGTGAAACTGCTAAAGACCCTGTGTTGGGTCAAGCATTGCAAGAACATTACGCAAATCAAAATGCCAAAATTCAACAAAACTTAGATTTAGCAATTGAAAAAACTGGCGCAGAAATGACAGGCGTTGACCCTGGCGCTATGGGCGAACACTTTCACAATGTTGTTGCTGAAAATAAAGCTGCAAGAAAACGTACTGTTGACCAAGCGTATAACCAAGCAAGAAATGCTGGTGAACTCAATGAGCCTATTAATGTAAGCAAAGTTGCTGAATACGTTGATGGATTAAAAGCTGAATCAATTAATGCGCCAGTCATTAAATCGGTACAACAAAAATTGTCTGATCTAATTGGCGAAGATAAAACTATTTCGTTAAATGATTTAGAACAAGTTCGCCAGATGGTAAACAATTTGGCAGAGCCAGGCACACCAAACGCTGTATATGGCAGACGCATCAACAGTTTAATAGATAGCATAACAAAAGATGCAGGCGGCGAATTGTATAAAGCTGCTAGAAAAGAATACGCTAATTACATAAACGAATTTGAAAACACGCCTGTATTGCGTCAGATTACATCCTTAAAGAAAGGCACAAACGAGCGTACAGTAGCTTTTGAAAACTTGGTTGATAAATCACTATCAGGTTCAAGACAAAGCGTAGAGCGCTTGTTTAATAGCCTTGAAAAAATGGGTGATTCTGGTCAGCAACTTGTTAGAGAATTGCGTGGTTCATTGGCTGAAAAAATTAAAAACGAAGCCACAAAAGGCGTACAACTAGACATTAACGGTAATCGTTATGTATCTACAGCAGGGTTAGATAAAACAATTACTGCACTAGATAAGTCTGGAAAACTTGATTTTATTTTTGGTAAAGAACAAGCTGCTAAGTATCGCACTTTAAATGAAGTGACAAAAGATATACAAACTGTACCGCAAGGCACAACCAACCCATCTGGTACGGCATCAACTATTCTTGCTAGTTTGGCAGAAATGGGCGCACAAACTGCTCTATCTGGCGTACCAATTCCTGCGGCAATGATTGCAAAACACTTATATGGTAAACGCCAAACAGCTAAGAAATTGAATAAAATAAACGAGTTTCTTAATTACGGCAAAACTTTAAAAGAGTAAATCATGGATTATCAAGCAGCTTTCAACGTGGTGATCGGATTGGCATCTGGTTTGGTAATCTGGGTTGTAAAAGTTGTTTGGGATTCCAACGAACAAACCAAGAAAAATGTTGCAGAGTTTCAAATACAAATTCACGAGTTTCAAAAAGAAATACACAGCGAATTTGTAAGACGTGATGACTTTAAAGATTTTTCACTAGAAATTAAAGAAATGCTTGGCAAGATATACGACAAGTTAGATAACAAGGCTGACAAATAATGGATTGGTTAGCACAGATAGCGCCTACGATAGCTACAGCGCTTGGTGGGCCTCTCGCAGGGCTTGCGGTAACTTCCCTTGCCAAAGTCTTTGGGGTGCCAGAAAAAGACGTACAAGGCATGATTGAATCGGGCAAAATGTCTGCCGAACAATTGCAACAAGTAAAACTAGCAGAATTAGAATTACAAAAACAAGCACAAGCGCTAGGTTTAAACTTTGAAACCTTGGCCACAGAAGATCGCAAATCCGCGAGAGATATGCAGATTGCAACAAAATCTGTTGTGCCGCCTATTCTCGCAGGCACAGTAACGATTGGATTTTTTGGTATCTTGTCTGCAATGATGTTGGGATATGCTAAAGAAAGCAATCAGCTAATGATTATGCTAGGTTCTTTGGGTACAGCTTGGACGGGTATCATAGCTTTTTACTTTGGTTCTTCTGCCAGTAGTCGAGCAAAAGACGAAATGATTTATAACTCTACGCCAACAAAATGAATAGTAATTTTAAGCAGGCATTAGAGTATTTGGTAAAGTCAGAAGGTGGTTATGTTGACAACCCGAAAGACCCAGGCGGTCGCACTAACCTTGGCGTTACTCAAAAAGTATGGGAATCATGGGTTGGGCGTGAATCCAATGAAAAAGAAATGCGCGCACTTACCAAAGCAGATGTAGAACCTTTGTATAAACGGAAGTATTGGGATGCGTGTCGTTGTGACGATTTGCCGACAGGTTTGGATTATCTTGTATTTGATTTTGCTGTTAACGCTGGGGTTGGTCGCAGCGCTAAGACTTTGCAAAGCTGTATTGGTGTATCGGTGGATGGTCAAATAGGCAATCAAACAATTGAAACAACAAAAAAAATCGCCCCATCTGATTTGATAGAGCAATTCTCAGAAGCTAAAATTAACTTTTACAAATCGCTGGTAACGTTTCCGACTTTTGGTAAAGGCTGGTTAAATCGTGTAGAAGAAGTTAAAACCACAGCATTTAAAATGGTGAACTAAATGGCAACTAAATTTACGGTTAAAGATGAACGAAAAGGAACTCAAAAAGGTGATTACGAAGTTATTAAAGATCACGTCAAAGAGTTGGCTAAAGAGTTGCACAAACACGAACAAGAGCCAATAAATAAGGCGCATCATCCTGCGCCTAAGAAATAATTACTTTTGTTTTGACGGTGGTACAAACCCAAACCGTTTCCACGTTTTCATTACGTTGGTTTTGATTGCGGGAATGTATTTAAACTTTGGATTTAGCAGCGATGGGTTTTGCATTTTTCACCATTTTATAAAGTTTAAAAGAACGACTTGGATGCCATTTATCTAAGATGATACAACCCGCCCTACGAAGCTCTCCGACACGGGTTGATAGTTTCATAGTACCTGTTTCTTTAAATGCGTCTAGGGGCGATTTCCAGCCTTTTTTGAGGTATTTAATAATCAATTCTTGTTGTGTCATCTTTGCACCAAATAAATAATGATAGGTGTGAAAATAATCATCCAGCAAACGCTAGCTTTAAGTATGTCTTTCATGTCATTCATCCATGTTTGAATCGTGTGCATAATCTGTATCGTCCCATTCCTCAACTACAAGAGCGTCATCTTCTGGATACCAATCCCAATAACCGCCTGAAATCCAGTCTTGAAATTCGTTATCTTTAAGGCGCAAAAAATAGTGACCTTGGTGGTCTTGTTGCAAACGATCTACATAACGATCAACCATTCTGTTTATTTCGTCATCGCACAATTCAAAAGCAAATTCAGCAAGAAAACTACGCTTTGCCGATTGCGTCATTTCTACTGTTTTGAATTTCATAACTCACCTGTATTTAGTTAACACATAATAATATTAAGTCAACTTAACCAATTATGCAAGTTAACTTAACAGATTGTTGTATTTTTGTGTGGGGTGCGCCTACTAGGGGACTTAAGGAGGAGGGGACAACCCCGTTCGGCGCAAGAATTACAGACCTTTAGATAATTTGAAATAACCTAGCAAATACATAAAGCAATTAAACGCATTGGTTAAATCTTCTTCGCTATGCTCTATCAGTTTAACATCGCCTGATTCAGTAAAGTATACGTTAGCGCATCTAGCATTTGGCATACCTAAACCCGCACGATATGCCGCCAATTGCATGATTTGTTCATCGTATGCTTTAACTTCATCAAGACTGCCTTCTTTGCTTTTAAAGTCAACCACAATGCCATCGGCGTGTAAGTCAACTTTGCCGCCAAATCCCATTGGGTCAAAAAATGACTTTTCTGATATCCAATTTTGGGTTTGAAAATGCCCAACGAGGGTACGGTCAATTTCAATGCAATAACTTGGCCATATTTGACTTGTTTTATTACGATAGATATAAAACTTTTCTAGCACATCGTGCATCCGTGAACCACGCTCCATCGCTTCTTTGCCAGTAGCTTTTGAATCTTGCATAACACGCTCAATCCAGTCTGTTTCTGACTCGCCATCCTCCCTTGGCAACGTCAGCGCAGCTAAAAGCATATTTTGTAACTTCCACGTTTCTAATCCTGGCTTATGCAACAAACCTAAGATTGTAGTTACCGAAGGCACATAACCATGTTTCTTAGCGTCACGAAGTGTTGTTGCACGTTCTTTGCCGTTAACACCCACGATTGTGTAAGCGGGTTGTCCATTTTTATCGTACCAATGTTGACTCATATATCACCTATATCAAAAGGGAACGTCATCTTCCATATCTGCTAAACCGTTTTTAACATCGGCGTATTTTTTAGCAGTAACGGGTTGTGATTCGGATTTACCAAGCATTTGCATTTGTTCAGCAACGACTTCGGTAGTGTATTGGTCAACACCGTCCTTTTGCCATTTGCGAGTAGTCATGCGCCCTGCTACATAGACCTGTGAGCCTTTTTTTAACCATTCCCCACATATCTTTGCCAGCTTGCCAAATGCGGTAATACGCACCCATTCTGTCGTTTCTTTTTCTTTGCTTTTGTATCCAACAGCAATAGAAAAGTTGCACACAGCACCGCCAGACGGTGCAAAACGTAAGTCAGGGTCTTTGCCCAAACGTCCAATAAATTCACAGCGATTAAGATCATTTGCCATTATTTGTTACCTCGTTGTCATAAAGTTTTTCATATATTGCAATGCGTTTTTTTACTTTGATTATTTCATCTGTCCATTTCTGGTAACGAAATAATTCTTGGTCAACTTCATTTTTTAACTCTAACCAAGTTTCATACGCTTTTCGTTCTTCAACACAATTGTTTGCGTAAAATTTGAAAGAAAACTTAACAGCTTCTTCATTTTGTCGTAAAAAAAGTTTCAAATGATCTAATTTTTCACGATATTTGTCAGATTTATTCATTTTTGTTTTCCTGACAATGCTTCTTTCATGCCTTCGTAAAATGCCTGAAGCGATGCACGTTGGTCAACATCCGCAACTTTGTACCATTTTGCAAATGAGGCTTGCAGATCGGGTAGCGTCTTTTTAGTGTTCATTTCGTCAACAGCTTTGTCAGAATTAAACTCTAACTTAGGCGGTGCTGACTTGACTGCGGCATTACCATCGTCATCTTCGCTTGCAATGCCCAAACCAGCTTGTAACGAATAACGTTTTGCATAACTTAATGCCGAACCATATCCTTGAGCGTCTTGTTTTGTAGCTGGCACAAACAATTTACCAAACGACAATTCTTGACCTGACTCATGGATAAGTACGGTTTCAACACAAACGCCACCTTCGGCATCGTGCGTCTTTTGTATAAACGCCAATCCGTTTCCTGCAAGATGCGGTCTGATGGCATCAATGACGGAAACCAAACTACTATACGAAGATTTAAAGTGGGGATTTTTTGCGTCTTTGGCAGCATGGTTCATACTTGACTGCGCTTTGACTAATGCTTTAGCTAACTCTTGCATATTTCACCTGTATTTAATTCTAGCTTGATTGCTAGTAAAGCCATCTTAACAGGTTGTTATGTTTGTTGCAAGCCAACTTAACATTAAGTAAAATAAACACATGAAACATAGCGAAATTATTGATATTTTAGGCGGCACGACAAAAGTAGCTAAGATTTGCGGGATAAGTCCCGCGGCGATTGCACAATGGCGTACCAATGGCGTTCCAACAGACAAACTAATGTTTCTTGCCGCACAGCTAGAAAAGCAATCAAAAGGTAAATATACAAGAAAAGGTATGTTTCCGAAAAACTGGCACGAGATATGGCCAGAATTGCAGCCCTGAGAAAAGCCAGGGAACGAGAAGCCAGATCGCTCAAATGGATGGTGACTGCTAGGAAAAGACTAGCTTCCCTTGTATAATGTCCTTCTAGTTACTTAAGTGGCTAGACGTAGTCCAAAGTTAAGACTTAAATTGCAACACGGCTCACCCCTCTGCGAAAGTACGGGTGGGTTTTCTTTTTAGTGTATAATTTAATTGTTGTCTTGGCCGACAAATCAGTCCGTTTTAGCGTATATCTTGATTTTTTGGTAAGTAGTCGTGGAAGCGATTTACCAAAGAATGTCCCCGTAAATAAGGGGTCGGCCAACAAGATATACCCTAAAACGGATTTTTTATTGCGTCACGACTTCCGTCAGGGAGCGTTATCAAATGGGGTTAAATCGCCCGCACCCAAGAAAGATTGGCTTCTGTACACCCCAGAGCAAGCCACGCAGACTTAAATGGGTACTGCACAAGACATGCGGAATCGGTGGTAAACAAGACGTATGATCGATTGAACATTATCTCCGTGAAGGATTGGTAGCTAATTGTGCATAACTTAATAAAGGTATTTTCTCTGGTACAGCTATGGATCAGGACTGAATAGCCAATGCTATCCACCCTTGTCAGAACTATTGTTAATTAAAAAAACAACATTTAGGGTTTGTCCCTAGTTTGACATTAGTATTAAGATAGCTTAATATCTAGTCATGGCAATAACGCCATATAACAAATAAAGGTAAATACATGGATGCTTACTGGTTTTACGATGAAGAAATTGACGAGTATGTTCGTATTCCTTCTGCTGAAGAACTTGCTTAACAAAAACACACAACAAATACAGGTGAACAAATGAACAAAGTTACAAAAGATTTGATGAAATGGTTTCCAAAATTAACAGTTGATCAGGTAATTGATTTGCACATGAAATTAATGATGGAAGGAATTGATTTTTCTTTTATTAGCAATAAAGAATTAAAGTCAGAAGCATCACGTTTATTAGGAAATTAACTATGTTTAGTCAAATAGCTGCTACACAATTAGTTGAAGGTTTGCGCAACGGAGAACAATGGCAATTTGTTGCCGCCGATATGATTGAAGAAATGCAATCTATTATTCACGATTACACATTGCAATTAGAAGGCATCAATAAACTTTGTGATGATGTTATGCAAAGGATTGAAAAGAAATGAACGAACGATTAAAAGAGTTAGGTAAAAGGAGAATCAAATGACTTACAGACAATGTTCAAGTTGCGGCGGATTTTGCAAAAAAAGCGGATGCGAAAGGGCAAACGTAAAAAAAGCGTTAAATTTAACAGATTTGATTGTGCGTAATGAGCTAGCCAAGCCTGAGTCAGAACCTGTTCACGCTGAGTTAAAACTACTCGTCAGAGATTTTTTTGACAAATACTTAGACATTGTAGAAGAGAGCGATGGTGGTAGGCAATTTCACCCAGTGCGTATATCGTGTGCTCGTGTTATGAAAACGGAACCCCTGAGCAAGCTATTAGAAAGAATGCGGGAATTATCACACTAATGTTTAGGATGAAAAATGGATAAGCGATTAAAAGAGTTGGCTGAACAGGCGGGGATTTTTAGAGAGTTTGCTTTATCAGGAATATGGCTGGCTGATGACGAAGAACTTGAGCGCTTTGCAGAACTAATTAGGCAAGACGAAGCAGCCGCCTGCGCCGAACACTACGTTGGCATTATGCGTGATGCTGTGGAACAAGCGGTATTAAAAGAGCGTGAGGCTTGTGCTAAGTTTTTAGAAAGTACAGACCTTTCAAAAGCTGGTGAATATACCGTATTCATCGCAAATATGTTGTTGGAATACGCTAAAGCAATCAAAGCAAGGGGGTGATACGCATGGAAACAATTAAATACAAAGATTTGTTCCCTAAAAATTATGTAATCTTAAAGTATACCGAGGAAGAATTACAGGCGGCTGTATTGGCAGAGCGTGAGGCTTGTGCGAAGTTGTGTGATGACTGGCTTGTTGGGCGTGATGATATTTGCGAGGTAGCTAAAGCAATCAGAGCAAGGGGCGAGAAATGAAAACCCGTCACCTAACTAACCAAGACGTGCCAATGCCGCAGGAGTATTTGGAAATGATGAGGCATTATTTACCGGATGTACCAAAGGCGCTAATTGTTGATGCTTGGAAACACAACGCAACAGCACTAGAACTTATGCTCTATGTCGAATCAAACAAATGGAGCAACCATGAACAAACTTGATCTGATTATCGATGCGCTTGAAACAGCAACATGGACAAGCTATAGCTACGATGATGCTGATATTTGCAAACAAGCACTTCAAGCCGCCCGTGAGTTAAAAGATGAACTGTACATTAAAGAAATGGAGCAACTAACTCCAAAACAGTCAGGCAAAATGTTAATCACGGCGTTGCGTTTTGACAAGGTGACGAAATGAACTTACTACCATGCCCAGTATGCAACAGCCCAGTCAAATTAGATTCAACGGCAGCATCCGAAATGTACGGTCACGCATGGCAAACGCTGTACGTTACTTGCACCCAGACAAATGACGAGCATTGTGCAATGAGTTTAAACCTTGAGGCAGATTTTGATTACATTGAGGATGCTTCTGACGCATTGGCTGAATGTTGGAATACTTTAGCGAGGAACAAAAGATGAATGATGAATTTACAAAATTTACAAAAGCTAGTATCAGTGCGTGTCTAGAAGAAAACACTTTGCGAGGTCAAACTGAAGCGATTGCTATAGCAATTCGTTCTCTCAAAGATTTGGATGGTAAATATTTCAGACCATCATTTGGCTCACTTGAACTTGATATGCACTGCTGGGAACAATTAGCAAAAATGTTGTTTGGAGAATCAAATGAACCGTGAACTATTACAGCAAGCCCTGACCGTTTTGAAAGAGTGGGATGCACTGATCAAATATCAGTACACAGGAAGTAGCGAAGCGATGACCGCTCTGCAAATTGTGGCTTGGAATACGGTAGACATTATCGAAACACTTGAAGCAGAGTTAGCCAAACTAAAGGATAAAAACGATGCAACACATACCTGACCTGTACGCTGATATTGATTTGCAAATGCTTAAAAGAAAAGTTCAAGCACTCGAATCGGCAATTACCAATCCTAAGCGTGAGTGGGTAGGGCTGACGGATGAGGAGATTGTTGGTTTATATCGCCAAATTGCAGATTGTACAGAGTGGGCTATTGGCGGTCTTACACACGCTCTGCCTTTTGCCCATGCAATCGAAGCCAAACTAAAGGAGAAAAACACATGAAAAAAGAAGATCAAATTGAGCGCATATTTAGACCTGATTACAAAGGTTTTACACTTAAACAATGCGCAACAAGACCTAACAGTTTAAACATTCTTAATGCACCCAGCCGAATTGATAATACATTGTTTTACCCCGACGGGAGGATTGAGCGTGTCACCGCAGCAACAACAAATATTTGAATACATTGCATCTCAGAAAGGCGAATGGGTCAACGCAAAACAGATTGCTGAATTCATGCAAATAAGAGTGATTAACGTACATAATCATTTAAAGAAGATGGAGCATCCATACTTGTACCGTGAAAAAAAAGCTATTAAAGGCACTAAAACACCTTTTATAGCGTGGAAGTATTCACAGACTGACACTTTGACGGACATAGCTTTAAATTTGTCTAGAAAGCATCCTGGCATCTGGGGACAATTGTCATGGTCGAGCTGCTAATAGTATTTACGTTATACAAGTTTGAAGCGCATTGGGGTTGGTGGGCGTTATTTATAGTATGTTGTTTGGTCAAATTTTTTGTTTATTTGGGGGGAAACAAATGATTGAGTTATATATTATTGGAACAGCGATTACGCTTGCCGCTGGATTCAAACTTTATTATTGGTGGTCTGATAGAAAATTTAAACAAAAGAATCCATTTAGCGAATGTGATACTTGTGGGCAACTTTCATCTAAGTTAAGTGATGGCTTATGTGAGTTCTGCGCTAAGGTGTACAAATGACATTTGCTGAGTTTTGGCAACTTTATCCACGCAAAGTAAGCAAGCGTGAAGCTGAAAAGACATGGAATAAATGTTCAATAGCGTATCGTGAGGCGGCGATGGAAGCATTGCCACAACACATTAAATACTGGCAGCTTAAAGATACGTCTAACGAATTTATTCCTCATGCTTCAACTTGGCTTAATCAAGCTAGATTTGAGGATGAATTAGACATGACTGAAAAAGCGCACAAACCCCCTTCATTGCCCTGGTACTCAACGGAACAATTAACATTACAAAAAGGCAGGGAAGTGGGAATAAATCCGAATCCTGGCGAAGATTTTGGTCAGTTTAGGTCTAGGATTGCTAAACGCATAGGGGAGTTAGCTTGAATGAGTTGGCTTTATTCGCAGGTGAAAATATGAAAACGGATTGGAAAAGTTCTGAATACGCAAGAGAAAAAGCCAAAAAATGGAGATTAGAAAATCCTGAGCGTGTTGCTGAATACAGAATAAAAAACAGAAATAAAAACCACAAACAGGAAATTGTTAGGAAGTATGGAGTAGATATAGATTGGTTTGATAAACAATTTGAACAGCAAAACAAATGTTGTGCAATTTGTAAAAAATTACTTGAATGGACAAACAAGCAAAATACCCCTCACGTTGACCATTGCCATAAAACTGGCATAGTAAGAAAAATTCTTTGCAATAGATGCAACACAGTTTTGGGTTTGTGTTTAGATGACAAAGAATTATTTTTTAACTTAAAAGGATATTTGGAATGTCATGGTTAATAAGCCAAGCAATGATGAATGCTTACGGGAACTTGCCCTCTTTGCAGGTGCAGGTGGAGGAATACTTGGGGGACATTTGCTTGGATGGCGAACAGTCTGTGCCGTTGAATGGGAAGCCTATCCAGCAAGCGTATTGTGCGCCCGACAAAATGACAAAGTTTTCCCGTCTTTCCCAATTTGGGATGACGTACAAACCTTTGACGGAAAACCTTGGCGAGGAATTGTTGACGTTGTATCTGGCGGGTTTCCATGCCAAGACATCAGCGCAGCAGGACGAGGCGCAGGAATTGACGGAGAACGATCAGGAATGTGGAAGCACATGGCTAGGATCATTGGCGAGGTTAGACCCAGATACGTCTTTGTGGAGAACAGCCCAATGCTCACTACTAGAGGACTTGGAGTTGTCCTTGCAGACCTTTCCTCGATGGGGTTTGATGCAAAATGGGGCGTTGTATCCGCTGCCGACGTTGGTGCAAACCATCAGCGAGAAAGAATCTGGATTAGAGCCGAACAACGAAACTTTTTTTCACACACCGAACACAACGGGGATGGACGGTGGGAGCAACAGTCGGAAAGCATTGAAGAAACGCCAAGAGAATTGGCCAACCCCACGAAGTTGCAGCGCAATGGCAGCAACAATAACTCCAGAATCAGCGTGGAACGAAAAGCGCAAACCAAATTTAGAAACAATAGTCGGACAAAGAATGTGGCCAACACCGACTTGTCACAATGCGAACGAAAAAGGAAGCCCATCGGAGTTCAATCGGGATTCACCAGGTTTGGGGACGGTAGTTCTGTGGTTTCCAACACCGCAAGCATCGGACAATCGGGAAAGAGGGAATATGTCAAACCCATCTATACAAAGAAGAATAGCATTAGGGAAACAAATTATGCTCAGTCAATCGGTAGATCGGAATTCTGGGCAACTGAACCCAACGTGGGTAGAGTGGCTAATGGGGTGGCCGCTAGGGTGGACAGACTTAAAGCCATTGGAAATGGACAAGTGCCATTGTGCGCAGCAACAGCTTGGGAATTGCTTAAATGAATGAAACCGCAGACAAGGCCATACAGTTTATTTGGGATAACGCACCCAAGTTTGCTAAAGCACGTCAAGAATTAGCTGAACTAGAAGCGTTTAAGTCTAGTTTAAAAGCTATTGAAATGAAAAAGCATCCCAACTTGTCTGTAACGGCGCAAGAGCGTGAAGCGTATGCTAGTGCAGAATATGTTCAACTATGCGAAGGGATAGGTCAAGCTACCTACGAAATGGAATTGCTAAAATGGAGATTGCTTACGGCGCAAATGAAATTTGATGCGTGGCGATCTGAACAAGCTAACAATAGAATCATGGATAAAAATTTAAAATGAGCGCATGGTTGATTGTTGTCACAGGATTGATCTATAGTTACATTTCTATTGAGCAAGGAATAAAAGGAAATATACCCCTTGCTATCACTTATTTCGGCTATGCGCTTGGCAATGTCGGACTTTACTTATTGGCGGAAAAATGACTGATTATGCAGAGAACTTTTTTGACCTTACTAAATATACAAAACAGTTTTATAAACAGGCATTAAACAACGATTGGGAAGCAGCATACTCAAACATGACTAACATCATGCAAACAGCAGAACAACTTGCATTAAAGACTAGGGATAAATATGTCGAGCAAGTTAGAAAAGCAACATTATGATCGTCTTGCATCATTTGGTTGCATACTATGTAATTTTTTAGACTTAGGCGAAACTCCTGCTGAGATACACCACATACGTCATGCAGGATTACGCAAGAACGCACCAGTTATAGCGCTATGCCCCGAACACCATCGAGGCAATACTGGCGTACATGGCATGGGTAGAAAAGCGTTTGCAAGGCACTATGGTGTGAGCGAGGAAGATTTGCTAGAACGAACATCAAAGCTCGTTGGGGTCAAAACCTAATTCATTGCTAATTTGCGTGGCAAAACGTCTAAAGACAACATCGTGTTTATCCCAGCCTGATGTTTGCCAGCGCTTCATGTGAATCATCTCGTGACTCATGGTTTTAATTATTGTAAGTAAATGACCGTTTTTAACTTTTGAAATGGTCAAAATATGTTTTTCTTTTTCGTCATCATAAACATAAGTACCCATAGCATCTGTATCGTTTGACGCTACAAATATGATTTCGTCAGTACCTGGCAATGACCACCGACAAAATGGACGCAAATCACACAACATTGTGTAAATTGATCGTAAAGTTGACGATGTAAATTTCATACTTTGACAATCTGCCCGCGGAATTGCACTTCATCTTCGTCCCAAACTTGTACAAGTTCAGGCAACAATAATTTGCTTCTATCCCAAGTCAATACAGCAAAACCGCTGCGCCAGTCTTTAGGGCCATCTTCCGCATAATTAAAAGACTCAGAATGCGGATCTGCCAGGCAACCTGTCTGAACACCGTATCGTGTACCGTTATAGTCTGTAACTGGTGACACAGCTAATACATGGGTATGTCCTGTAATGATATTTACGCCACCGTTAACAGTATTTTGATAGCCACCATATCTACCACCCTTAAAACGATGCTTGATAATCGTATCTTCGTTAATCCAAAAAGACCAACAAGGTTGCCAGAAAGGGAAATGATCTTTTAAGGTAAATCCTTCAACACCTTCAAATTGGCCTACTGCGTTAGCAAGGGAAGATTCAAAGCGCATATCGTGGTTGCCCATTGTCCAAACCAATTTTGCGCCACAAGCAACTTTTTCAATTTCGCCCATATAAAACTTGCAAGCTTCAATTTCTTCTTTTATGGTTGGTACTTTAGAAAACCCAATGCGAGGATGCCGGCTAGATGATGCACCATCAAAAGCATCGCCATTACATACAATAGCTACAGGCTTTAATTCTTTGATGAAATGTATGAGTGATTTAAAAGCTGTCGTGGTTTCGTCTGGCCAAAAGTGCGCATCGCTGAACACTATTACTGTACCTTTTTCAAGGTTCATGCCACGTCTAACATTGGGTGCTGCTTCTTGTATGCGGCGTAACTTTAAATTTAAACGCTGGTTATTGGTTGTTTCTAAATTTATGCTATATCTTTGTTCTAAAGATCGTCTACGCTGATAAACTGTTCTTACATTTAAATTGTGCGCTTGTGCAAATAGTTGCGGAGAACCAATTTTTCTAAATGCTTCAATCCATTGCTCATCTGTTAGATGTATAGACATAAAAGACCTTTAGTATTTGCACTTTCCCGATTTTAATAAGGTTTATGTTACAAAACTACTATAACTCATTGTTTTTTAATAAATATTGCAAATGTTGACCATAGATTACCCATTTCCACCCAAAGAATTAAATCCAAATAAGCAATTGCATTGGGCGACTAAAGCAAAAGTAAAAAAAGCGTATCGTGAAGAATGCAAATTGTTAACAATTAAAGCCGACATTAATAGTTTGTCTGCTATTAAAGATAAGTTTATTGACTTAGATATAACGTTTTATCCACCCGACCGCAGACACAGAGATGACGATAACCTGGTAGCTGCATTTAAATCTGGTAGAGATGGCATAGCAGATGCGCTAGGTATCAATGATAAAATGTTTCGCATTCACCCTGTGTTGTCAGATACAATAGGCAATAAGGTGGTTGTTACTTTCACACCTAGAGAGTAAAATTAAGTTACCTGATATTTAAAGGATAATCATGGGCTACGAAGCTAAAAAGTTTCCTAAAGGCGTTGCCAAGGCTGATATGTCTGGTGAAAAACGCATTAAAGCATCCAAAGTTGATCGTGAAGAGTACCACGAAGGTGCATCTGGCGAGAAAATGCCTAAAGGCGTATTGTCAAGCGACACATCAGGCGAGCGTAAAGCGCCGATTGCTGGTGGCGTAGGCATGGGCAAAGCTGATGGTCTTGGTTTGCGTGAAGGTTCGCATATGGGTCATCACGATGGTCGTTTAGGTGAATGCAAAGGTCACATGGGCGAAAAGTCTGTATATGACCACAAGCGTGTAGCTCACGATCAAGACAGTATGTAATTCGCAGGTCAATGGTGTTACAGCACCGAAAGACCTGCTAACCAGTACAACAAGGGTTTGTAATGGCTGATTTAGATTTTACTACTTGTAGCACCTGTAAATACTTCCTAGGTACTGACTTAGGAAGTTGTCGGCGTTTTCCGCAGTATCAAACTAAGCATCAGAACGAATGGTGTGGCGAATACACTGCTATAGCTATTTCAGAAATACAAGCTGACAGTTACGTTGAATTACCTGCCAGGCGCGGCAGACCACCAAAGGTTAGAAATGAAACTTAAACCTTTAAAAGACCGAATCGTTGTTAAACCTATCACTCGCATCAAGTCAGCAATTATTGACGTGATTATGGATGAACGTGACAACATGGGAAACATTGTTGCTGTTGGGGATTTAGCTAAACAACATTTGCATATTGGCGAATTTGTACGCTTTGGCACAATGGGCAATAATGAATATTTAAGTTATCAAGAATATTACGAAGATGGGGAGCGATACCTTATCTGTAGTTGGAAAGATATTTGCTTTATTTCAGAGGAAAATGATGCCATTAAAGAAATCAGCTAGTCCAAAAGCGTTCAAAGAGAACATCAAGACAGAAATCAAGGCGGGTAAACCTGTTAAGCAAGCTGTAGCTATTGCGTATGCAGAAAAGCGTGAGGCGCAACAAAAGGGTAAGAAAAAATGATTACACTTAAACACACTAAGGATGAAGTAGAGTTAATTCTTAGGGCATTACAAGAATTACCACATAAACTTGTACACGAACTTTTTATGAAGATTCATACCCAAGCTGTGCCACAGGTACAAGCTGCTGAAAATTTATCTGAAACTACACCACAGGAATAATCATGGAAATCGTACTTGACGAACAACAATGGGATGCAATTTTATGTATTCTGAAAGAACAACCCTACAATATCGGCGCAGAAATTATTGCTAAGATTGAAGATCAAATGGAACAGTTGCAACTTGACGAATTAGCTGATGCTGTTTCAACGCTAATGAACGAAGATGACGACAATTAAACTTTTTTATCAACAATTTATTGGTTAAAACAACATGGCTGGCGGCGCACCTGTAGGGAATTCTAATGCAAGTAAATCGAGACTGTTTTATGACGCTCTCAGGAAAAAACTTGTACAGAATCCCGAACGTGTGCATACAGTTGTTGAGAACCTGATTTCTGCGGCAGAAGCTAACGAGATGTGGGCAATAAAAGAATTGATTGATAGAGTAGATGGTAAAGCAATACAGGCGAACACTCTTGAGAATGCGGATGGTTCGCCCCTTTTAGCTGGCATTGAAATTACGTTTGTGAAACCACAGCAGCGTGATGAATGAGCAAATTAAGTCAGCAATTGCCAAAGCTGAATTCCCTGTAAAACTTAGTTGTTTATTTGATCCACCGAAGTCAAGATACCGAATACTTTATGGTGGCCGCGGGGGAGCTAAGTCCTGGGGAGTTGCTAGGGCATTACTAATCAAAGGCGCACAAAAACCCCTTAGAATTCTCTGCGCTAGGGAATTTCAAACAAGTATAAAAGATTCTGTACACAAGCTGCTATCGGATCAAATCATCGCTTTGGGTTTGAATGGATTCTATGAGATTACCCAAACCAACATTCGTGGCATGAATGGCACAGAGTTTAGCTTCGCAGGCTTAAAGAACAACGTTGCTAACATTAAGTCATTTGAAGGTGTGGATATTTGTTGGGTAGAGGAAGCACAAACTACCAGTTCGGCAAGTTGGTCTGTATTGATACCAACTATTCGTAAACAAGATTCTGAGATATGGATAACATTTAACCCTGAACTAGAATCAGACGAAACCTACCAACGGTTTGTATTGCATCCACCTGAAAACTCTATAGTTCAAAAGATTAACTGGAATGACAATCCGTGGTTTCCTGAAACGCTAGATTTAGAGCGTCAATCCCTAAAGAATCGTGATATTGAGGCTTACAACACGGTTTGGGAAGGGATATGTAGGCAGACTGTAGATGGCGCGGTGTTTGCTAAAGAAATGCAATTTGCTGAAGTTGATGGGCGAATTACTAAAGTGCCTTATGAACCTGCTAAACCTGTCCATGCCGTGTTTGACTTAGGTTGGTCGGATGCCACAGCAATATGGTTTGTCCAGTTCGTAGGGATGGAAACACGTCTTATTAGATATCTTGAAGATAACCAGCAAACGATTGCGCACTATCTTGCTAAGCTGCAAACCTTTGGGTATGTCTACGATACGCTATGGCTGCCACACGATGCCCAGAATAAGACTTTGGCGGCCAATGGGCGAAGTATTGAAGAAATTGTCAGAAACTCAGGGTTCAAGACGCGAATCTTAGAACGAACACCAATAGTTGACAGTATTGACGCTGCACGAACAATATTCCGCAATTGTTGGTTTGATAGAGATAATTGTTCAGATGGATTACAATGCCTTAGACACTATAGATATGAGGTTGACCCTGATACCAAGGCATTTAGTAAAACGCCTATCCATGACCAGTATAGTCACGGCGCAGACGCATTCAGAATGTTGGGGTTGATGGTAGCAGAACCAAAACAGGCAAAACCTAAACGACCAACATACTCGCCGCCAGGCTCATGGATGGGTTAATTATGCAAGACGATTACGATTCACGAATTACAGAGGCAAAACAATTCCTGACGTTTTGCAATGATGCTGACTCAAACAATCGAGCAGAAGCGCTTGAAGATATTCTATTTTGTTCAGGCGATCAATGGCCAGTAGAATTGCAAAATAGTCGCAGCTTAGAATCTCGTCCATGCCTGACAATTAACAAGTTAGACGCATATTGCCGACAGATTACAAACCAACAACGTCAGCAACGCCCACGCATTAAAGTTCATGGCATGAACAATGAATCAGATGCAAAAGTTGCGGAGATTTTACAAGGTATTTGCCGACACATTGAAGTTAACAGCAATGCAGAAGATGCTTATGACCACGCATTTGACTTTGCTGTGCGTATGGGTTGGGGTTACTGGCGGGTAGAAACAGATTATGTTAGCGAAAAATCGTTTGACCAAGAGATTTATATTAGACGCATTAATAATCCTTTTACCGTCTATTTTGACCCTAACTCTATACTTCCTAATGGTTCTGACGCTGAAAAAGTACTCATAACTGAGGTCATCCGCAAAGACGTGTTTCGCAAGATGTACCCAGATGCCGACGATGGTTCTGGATTTCACCAGCGCGGAACTGGCGATACTGATTCAGAATGGATAATGAAGGAAGATATTCGCATTGCTGAATACTTCTGGACTGAGCGTAAGTCAGAAGATTTGATACTTTTAAGCGATGGCAACCATGTATTTGCATCGGAATTGCCAAAGAAAGCATTGTTGGAAGATGCGGGAATATACGAGGTAAGCAGACGCAAATCATTTAAGAAAGTCATTAAATGGTGCAAGATGTCAGGCATGGAAATCCTAGAGGAGGGTACATGGGCTGGCAAATACATTCCCGTCGTGCGAGTTACTGGACAACAACTTATAGTCCACAACAAAAAGAAATACTTTGGCTTGGCACGTCAGGCAAAAGACCCACAAAAGATGTACAACTTTTGGCAGACTGCCCTTACCGAATCCGTTGCGCTTGCACCGAAAGCGAAATGGTTGCTTGCAGAAGGTCAAGACGAAGGCCATGAGAATGAATGGGCGCAAGCTAACATCAAGGCTATGCCTGTTCTGCGTTATAAGCAGACAGACATTGAAGGCAGACCAGCACCTGCGCCACAGCGTTTGCAACCTGAGCCACCACCAGCAGGCGTAATGGCGGCAGCGCAAGCACTGAGCGCCGATTTGATGGCAGTAATTGGTATTTACGATCCAGCACAGCTTCCTACGGGCAATATTAGTGGTAAATCATTGCAAGGTCAGCAACAAGCTGTTGATATGACCAACTACCACTATTACGACAATTTAACGCAATCCATTGCACATACTGGCAAGATTATTCTTGATCTAGTGCCACAGATATACGACACCGAACGTGTTATGCGCATCATTGGTGAAGATGGCAAGCCTGAATTGGTAACGCTTAATCAACGTGGCGTTGACGAGATGGGCGTAGAAAAGGTTCTAAATGACGTGACTGTAGGCGAATATGACGTTGTCATGGAGACTGGCCCAGGCTATAACAGCAAGCGTCAAGAATCCGTTGATGCAATGCTAGGAATGTTGCAAGCTGATCCTACTTTGATGCAGACCGCGGGTGATTTGATATTCCGCAACATGGACTTTCCTGGCGCAGAGATCATTGCAGACCGTATGGCCGCGGCAAACCCAATGGCGCAGATTGATGATAAATCACCTATCCCACCACAAGTTCAGATGCAACTTAAAGCATCACAAGCGCAAGTGCAACAAATGCAACAGCAGATTCAACAGTTGCAGATGGCTATCAAGCAGCGTCAAGACATTGAACAAGTCAAACAGGACAATGAGAACAAGCGCAAACTTATGGATGTTACTGCGAGAGCGCATAATACAGAAACAATGGCAGAGGTCAAAGTACATGATCAAAACACCCGCGCTATTACTAGCCAAAACAAGGTTGAAATTGAATCAATTATGGAATTGTTGTTGCATCACATGGACACTGGCAGACTGGAAAAAGAGATTGCCGCTAGAAACGCTGAACAGTACGCATATGCTAATCAAGCGGTTCAGGATATTAGCGCAGGGGCAAATCCATTGATACAACAATGAAATAGGATTAAACTATTAACATAGCTTACTAGTTAGCTTTTAACTAGAATAATTATTAGCAGTTAATTTTTTAACTGAGTTTTAATTAAGGACTTCAAATGTCAGATGCAAGAGAAGCAGGAACAGTAGTAACAAGTGAAAATTTAGCGGAATTTAACGCACAAAAACTGGGATTGGCTGTAGAAAATGCTCCTGAGCAGGCTGAGGAATCAGAGCGCACAGTAGAGGCAGAATCACAGAGCGAACCAGAAGCGGAAAACGAAGCGGAAGTAACAGATAAGCCGAAGGAAAATCCTAAAGTTGTAAAACGATTTTCTGATGTTTCAAAGCGATTAGAACTGGCGCAACAAGAAGTTGCAAGAGAGAGAGCAGCTAAAGAAGCATTAGAAGCACGTTTAAGGGAAAATGAACAGAAGGCAAATCCGCAAGTAGCGGCAGAACCTTTAGGTCAAGAACCCCAACCAAGCCAATTTCAGGATGCTTTTGAATACGCAAAAGCGTTGTCTGAATGGAATGTAGAAAAAGTACTTGCAGAGCGTGACAAGGCAGAAGCTGACCGCAGAGCTAACGAAGAGCGAACCAAAGTTATTAGTGCTTGGGCGCAAAAAGTTGAGGCTGCTAAGGTAAAAATGCCTGATTTCGAGGAAATGATTGCTAGCGCAGATGTGGCAGTAAATGACGCAATTCGTGATGCAATTATTGAAAGTGATGTAGGCCCTGAACTCTTATATCACTTAGCCGAAAACACCGATTACGCTCGTAAACTGGCTGAAATGCCTGTTGCAAAGGCACTCAAAGAACTTGGGAAATTGGAAGTTCGTTTTGAAGTAAAAGACGAACCAGAGGCAAAACCTGTTGCTAGGCAGTCTAAAGCACCTAGTCCTATTCGCCCATTGAAAGCGTCTAGTTCTGCTGCGGATGTACCGATTAACGCTAATGGCGAATTTCATGGTACTTATCAACAATGGAAAGAGGCAAGATTGGCGAGGAAGATTAGATAAACAAATCTAATTTAAAGGAAATATCATGGCAAACAATTTGCTAACCATTAGTAAGATTACTAACGAGGCCTTAATGGTTCTCGAAAACGAACTTACGTTCACTTCTGAAGTTGATCGTAACTATGATGACCAATTTGCTGTTGTTGGCGCAAAGATTGGTAACACTGTTAACGTTCGCCGTCCTGGTCGCTTTATTGGTACGACTGGCTCTGCTCTTAACGTTGAAGATTTTGTCGAATCAAGCGTTCCAGTTACCCTTTCGACTCAATTCCACGTTGACACACAGTTTACGACTCAAGACTTGGCATTGTCGCTTGATATGTTTAGCGATCGTGTTCTCAAGCCTGCTGTCGCAGCTATTGCCAACAAGATTGACCGTGATGGTTTGGTCATGGCTAAGAACAACACTGCCAACATCGTTGGTACTGCTGGTACGCCCCCAACTGGTCTGATTACATATCTGACCGCTGGCGCTTACCTTGATGCTGAAGGCGCACCACGCGATGGTCGCCGTTCATGTATCGTTGAACCCTTTACTTCTGCAACTATCGTTGACAGCTTAAAAGGTTTGTTCATGCCTGCTGAGAAAATTGCACGTCAATACGAAAAAGGTTTGATGGGCGTTGACTCTGCTGGTATGACATGGAAGATGGATCAAAACGTTGTGTCACAGACGTTTGGTTCGTATGCTTCTGCAACTTTGGCAACCAACACTGCAACTTTCACTGGTTCGTTGACTTCTGGTTGGGCATCAACTTCGACAATCACGATTTCTGCTGCTTCTGCTGCCGCTAACTTGCAGCAAGGTGACGTTATCCAGATCGCCAACGTTTATGCAGTCAACCCACAAAACCGTCAGGCTTATGGTTCAAACAAACTGCGTAACTTCGTTGTTACTGGTGCTGTTACCATTGGTTCGGGTTCGTCAGCTTCTGTGACAGTTTCGCCGGCAATCATTACCGCTGGTCAATTCCAAAACGTTTATGTTTCGGCAACTGCTTCTAGCGCTGTTGTTACTCCTTTTGACAAATCAGGTACAGTTTCCCCACAAAACATCGTAATGCACCGTAACGCATTTACGCTGGCTGTGGCTGACCTTGAGTTGCCCGAAGGCGTTCACTTTGCTGGACGTGCTAGCGATAAGGAAATTGGTCTTAGTATGCGTGTAGTTCGTCAATATACCATTAACGCTTCAAACGATTCGTTGTTTGAATTGGTGGCCTAGTAGGGAAACCTACTATGGAAAATTCTCTCTGATTGACTTGGAAGTCTGGAAGCAGACGACAGGGCGGAAGCGAAAGCACCGTGAACGACTAAGTGAGAGAACATCCCAAGTGGATGATGCGATAGTCTGAACAGCGATATAACTGAATTGAAGTCGCTGAGTTTGAGTCGAAGAACTTGAACCGCCATGAAAATGGTCAGTAAGCGAAAGCTGAAAGTAACAGAATGCAATAATGACTCTATACCTACTAGGCTCGATGTCTTATATGGTTGGGCTCCGTTATACCCAGAACTGGCTTGCCGTGTAGCAGCCTAAATTTAGTGGGGGGTTCGCCCCCCGTTATTAAACTTTAAAAGGAAATTTATCATGGCAAACCCAGGCGCAGCTAGTACAGTCAGCACCCACCCATCAAACCTAGCAACCAACCAAGCATTGCGCTTGTTGGCTGTTCAGAAAGCAGTTTCTTTGACTGCAACGGGTGACACTCCTATTGCAATTAACAACGCAACTGGATACGTTCCTGTTTCGGTTGTTCTTGCCAACGCAGTAAACGGCACAGCAACTGTTGCAGGTATCGCAAGCGTTTATATTGGTGTTTACAATGCAATCTCGCAAGGCAATAGCACACAAGCTATTTTGACTGCCGCTACTACCAGCAACACAACCACAAGTTATGTTACTGTTAGCGCAGCATCTTATCCTGCTCTGCAACAGACTGCACAAACACTGTATGTTAACGTGGCAACTGCTTCGGCAACTGGCACGATTGACGTATACGTTTACGGTTACGATCTGTCGTAATATGTAGTAAACTTAAAGCCTGCTCTCATTGTGAGGGTGGGCTTTTTGTATGGGGATAAATTTGAAGCGTGACATTATGATTGGTATGCCTGTCTACACTGGACGGGTTTGCACACAGACAATGCGTTGTTTGATGCGTGATTCAATTAAATTGTTATTAAGAGGCGATAAATTCTGTTTTGCAGAAGATTTAGGTAACTCTGATATTGCAGGCAGTAGGGGTGCAATTCTTGCTACTTTTTATCGTTCAAGTTGTGATACCTTAGTCTTTGTTGATGACGATGTATTTTGGGAAGAAAACGCTTTATTAAAAATTATTGATCACCCTGTAGATTTGTGTGGTGGCGTTTATCCAAGAAAGAAAGACCCAATTGAGTTCCCATTACGATTAGATGTTAAAGACAGTTACCCTGCCGATCCTGAAACAGGTATGGTTGAAGTGGCTGGATTGCCTGGCGGGTTTATGAAAATCTCGCGCAATTGCGTAGAACAGATGGTAAAGGCATATCCAAAGCATACAAAACGTGGATTGCATGATTCATCAGAGTTTTGGCCAGTCTTTGACCCTTACGATTTGCCCGACGATAGATTGAGTGAAGATTTAGCATTTTGCCAAAGATGGCGTGACATTGGCGGTAAAGTTTGGGCAGACTTTGAGTTTGAGATGGGTCATGTTGGCACGAAAAGTTATGTAGCACATATTGGTAATTATTTGAGAAGTTTCCAAAACGATGTAAAATAAGTTAAGTAGTACTACTTTCCTAAAGGAATAATTATGCCTTCAACTACTATTGCTCGTGGCAATGCGTTGTCAACGTTTTATATGCAGCCATCGTTAACACCATCAGGTGTTTCTCCTTACATTTCAGCGGTTCAAACCTTTACTATTCCAGGTCTACAAACTTCTGACATTATTCAATGTGTTGGTGCTGTCGGCGTTCAAACGGCAGGTATTGTGTCTGCGGAATGTGACTGCTATACAACTGGAATTTTGAGCGTTCAATTTTTGAATTCAACGTCAGCTACTGCAACACCGATTGCTGGCGCTTACATATTTCAAGTTGTTCGTGCTGAAGGCCCATTACCTGCCACGGCGGTGTAATTATGTCAAATACCAGCGTTTTACGAGTTGCTGGTCAAACTTATGCCTTGTCGGTAACTAGTACGGCACACGCATCAGTTCAGATCAATGATAATACAAACGATCAAGTTAACTTTGCATCGTTTTTGAATCTTGGTGCTGCACCAATGGCGATTGCAGTGGCAAACTATACGCCTGCGCCTGTTGCTACGTTTCCCGCGGATGGGACGCCTGGCAGCTTCGTATTACCGCCATTGATGACTACGCCAGTAGTATTGGCTGTACCAACATCTCCGTTTTACATGACTGCTGTTAGCAATACAACATCTGCTGGACTCTTATACGTTACTTGTATTAACGATCAGTCATAAAAGGGGTAGTGAATGGCTAACCCAAGCCTGACTGTTGACCAAAACTTACTGCCAGTTCAAGCGTACTTTAACTTGGATGGCAGTTTTAATACGTTTATTGGTCAAAACCAGACATTTTATGCCACGGCAAACCCTATTCAAACAGGGTTGACGATTACCAATTCAACGCTAGACAGTAGTCCAATTGGTGCAACAACGCCATCTACAGGCGCATTTACCAATTTAAGTACGACTACTGGACAAATTAGTACTTCGCCATCAAACGCTTCTGATATCGCAAATAAGCTATATGTTGATACGGTAGCGCAGGGTCTTGGCCCAAAGGCGGCTTGCGCTGTTGGTACAACTGTATCAATTACATTGTCAGGTTTGCAGACAATTGATACTTATACGACACTTTCTGGTGATCGAGTATTAGTTAAAAACCAAGGTACATCGTCACAAAACGGCATCTATATTGCATCTGCAAGCGCTTGGACAAGAGCAAGTGATATGAATGTATGGTCTGAGGTTTCAGGCGCATACACAGTACTTTTAAATGGTTCACAAGCTAATACTGGATGGGTTTGTACGGCATCTTCTACAGGCACAATTGGCGTTACTGCTATGCCTTGGGTGCAATTTTCAGGAAACGGTACATATTTTGCAGGAACAGGGTTAACCCTTAGCTCTAATACTTTTAGCATTACGAATACGACTGTTACTGCTAACTCTTATGGTTCAGCATCAAGCGTTGGTACATTTACTGTCAACGCACAAGGTCAATTAACAAGTGCGGCAACGACTGCAATTGCTATTGGTGCATCACAAATCACGTCTGGCACGATTGCTTCGTCGCTTATTTCTGGTTCTTACACAGGAATTACGGGTGTAGGCACGTTGACCGCGGGAACATGGAATGCCTCGCTGATTAGTCCTACTTACGGCGGTACTGGCGCGTCAAACCTTACGGGTTATTTGTATGGTAACGGTGCAAGCGCAGCAACAGCATCAACAACTATACCAAACACGGCAATTTCTGGTTTAGGCACAATGTCTACACAGAATGCCAATAACGTATCAATTACTGGCGGCAGTATTTCGGGAACGCCTATTAGTGGCTCTACGGTTGGTGGGACAACGATCACTGCATCTACACAGTTTAGTGGCCCTGGCACAGGGTTAACAGGCACAGCAACTTCTTTGAACATCGGCGGTAATGCCGCAACTGTGACTAACGGTGTTTATACAACAGGATCGTACTCAAACCCTGCGTGGATTACGTCAATATTAGGGTCAATTGTTAGCGGTGCGGTTGCATCTGCAACATCAGCAACTAACGTGGCTGGCGGCACAACGGGTGCATTGCCTTACCAAACTGGTGTTGGTGCAACAGGATTCTTATCGCTAGGCACAACTAATTATGTGTTAACAGCAGGCGCATCAGCACCGCAATATGTTGCACAATCTACGTTATCAGTAGGATCGGCATCCACAGCGACAAGTGCAACCACAGCTACAAACTTAGCAGGCGGCATCGCAAGTCAAATACCTTATCAAACGGGTGCGGGTGCTACATCTTTTGTTGCTAACGGCACATCAGGTCAAGTTTTAACGTCAAACGGAACTAGCGCACCTAGCTGGACAACAATTACAGCTTCGGTATCGGTATCAGATGATACTTCTACGAATTCGGCGCGTTATCCTTTGTTTGCAAGCGCAACAAGCGGCACATTATCTACTGTTTACACAAGTTCTACAAAATATCAATACAACCCATCAACGGGAGTATTGAGCTCTACAGGATTTAGCGGGTCTGGCGCGTCATTAACATCATTAAACGCTTCAAACTTATCATCTGGTACTGTGCCATCAGCGCAGATTTCAGGTTCTTATACGGGCATTACTGGCGTTGGCACACTTGCCGCGGGAACGTGGAATGCTACAACGATTGGTGTAGCGTATGGCGGTACAGGATTAACTTCTACACCTGCAAACGGTGCATTAGACATAGGTAATGGTACGGGATTTACTCGCACAACATTGACTGCGGGTACGGGAATTACCATTACCAACGCATCAGGTTCAATTACGGTAGCGGCATCTGGTGGTAGCGGTGCGACGATTACGGATGATACGACTACAAACGGAACTAGGTATATTAACTTTACGTCCGCAACTAGCGGCAGTTTAAGTACTATCTATACATCGTCAACTAAACTAAAATATAACCCATCTACAGGCGCAATGACTGCGTCATCAATAATTATTGCACCATAGGAAATATTATGGGAACTCTTGTCTTTCAAGGCGCATCTGGCGGTAGCACCGCACTAACAGGATCGGACACAGCTTCAACGTTGGCATTGACTGTGCCTGCGGCAAATGGAACGCTAGTTATTACCGATGCAACTGCTCAAGCAGCATTAATTCCAGTTGGTACAACAGCGCAAAGACCAACGGGTGTTTCTGGAATGATTCGCCAAAATAGTACAACTAAATATCCTGAGTGGTATGACTCAACATCTTCTTCATGGATTCAATTTAACAAAGGACTTTCGTATACTGCATCATATCTTGTTGTCGCAGGCGGGGGCGGTGGTGGTGCTTTTTATGGCGGAGGTGGGGGTGCTGGCGGATTAATTGCTTCTACTGTTACTTTAATTGCTGGCTCTGCATATTCAATTATTGTTGGTTCTGGTGGTGCAGTTGCTGTTTCAACAACACCTGGAACAAATGGTTCAAATTCATCAATATCAGGAATCGCAACCGCAATAGGTGGAGGGGGCGGAGGAAACGGAAACGGATCAGGTTTAGGAGTAGCTGGAGGATCAGGGGGAGGTGGCGCTGGTGCAACAGCAGGAAGTGGCGCTACTAATGCGGGAGGTTCGGGAACATCTGGTCAAGGCAATGCTGGAGCAACATCTTTAAGTAATGTTTACGGTGGCGGAGGCGGTGGTGCTGGTGCTGCTGGCTCTACAAATAATGGTGGAAATGGGTCATCTAGTTCTATATCAGGAACTGCTACTACATATGCTGGAGGTGGAGGCGGGTTTAATACAGGTACAGGGGGTACAGGGGGGGGTGGGAATTACAATACAAATGGATCTACAAATACTGGTGGTGGCGGAGGAGCTTCTTCAGGAAATGGTGGTTCAGGAATTGTAGTTTTATCTGTTCCTTCAATTAATTACACAGGTGCAGTTACAGGATCACCAACAATAACAACTAATGGGTCAAATACTGTAATGACTTTTTTAAGTAGTGGCTCTTATACTGCGTAAGGAAAAATAATGTCACATTATGCAAAAGTAATTAATGGCGTTGTTACACAAGTTATTGTGGCAGAAGCCGATTTTTTTAAAACATTTATTGATACTTCGCCAGGTGAATGGATTCAAACATCCTACAACACTCACGGCGGCAAGCATATTTTAAATGGTACACCTTTGCGTAAAAATTATGCAGGTATTGGGTACATTTATGATTCAACAAAAGATGCTTTTTATGCGCCACAACCATTTCCAAGTTGGTCTTTAAATGATGAAACTTGTTTATGGGAAGCGCCTGTTGCAATACCAACAGATGATAAACATTATGTTTGGGATGAACCAACGAAAACTTGGATTGCTCAATAAGGATAAATCATGTCAGTCTTTCTATCTCCTTTAGCTGGTGCAGGCTGGCAATTCTTTAGCAATACTGGTCAACCCTTAGCTGGTGGGCAGATTTATACTTATTCAGCAGGCACTAGTAGTCCATTAGCAACTTATACTTCTATTTCTGGCAACATTGCTAACACAAACCCTATTGTGTTGGACGCTAATGGACGTGTACCAAATGAAGTTTGGTTAACTGTTGGTTCTGCTTACAAGTTTGCGTTATTTGATGCAAGTAACGTGCAGATAGGCACTTATGACAACATTTCTGGCACACCAAATGGTCAAAACATTGTTACTACATTCAGCGGAGGCACGACAGGTTTAACGCCTGCGACAGCGACAAATGGTGACATTACTTTGGCTGGCACTTTAATCACTGCAAACGGTGGAACTGGACTTACTTCAAGCGGATTAAACGGTTATTTATTAACTTCAAACGGTTCTACATGGGCGGCGCAACAACCACCATCTTATGGAACGCTCTATAGCTATGCTTTTGCTTATTCAGCTAGTAGCTATGCCGTTAACAGTCAGCAAGCGGGTTCAAGTTTCACTCCTAGTTTGTCAGGTACTTGGAATGTAATGGGTGGGCCACTAACCGTGTCTGGTAATAATTGGTATTTATTGCAGAGGATTGCATGAACGTACTTTGGAAGATTCTTGATATTGATGGCAAAGATGGCGTGATTACTGCCGCTAAATACTTTGTGCAAGCATCAGATGAATACAACACGGTTGCAACTGAAGGCAATTGGTATTTTGATAACAAAGAAGCAATTACACCAATTGAGTTAGTAACAGAAGAAATGGTTGCATCATGGATTAAAGCTGATGCGGTAAGAGATGGTAAGAATTTAATTTTAGATCGATTGCAAGAGCAACTAAATGAATTGAGCAAGCAAAAGACAATGATTCCACCTTGGTTGCCACAAGTATTCACACCAAAGGTTTGATATGACACAACCCATTGACATTATCAGCAGAGCATTAAAAGACATTGGTGCATTAGAAGCAGGGGAAAACCCTACGCCAGAAGCAGCACAAGATGCTTTTGATATGCTTAATGACATCGTAGACCAATGGTCAAACGAAGATCAGATGGTCTTTTATAAAAATGAGATTGTGTTTCCCATTACAGCAGGTCAGACGCAATACACGATTGGCCCAGGCGGTCAAATCGGTGCTGTCGTTACTGGATACATATCAGGTACAACCCTAACAATTACTGGCATTACATCTGGCGCAGTTTCTACAGGTCAGACGTTAAAAGGCACAGGTATTACAGCAGGCACAACAATTACGCAAATGTTGACAGGTGCAGGCAATAACGTTAACGAAGCAGGCACTTATACAGTCAATATTTCGCAAACGGCAGGTACTTCAGGTTCGCCAATTACCATTAACTTGTATTATCAGCGTCCATTAACCATTAACTCCGCGTTTGTTCGCATAAATACCAACAGTAATGGTATGCCCGTATTAAACGGTGGGTTGGATTACCCTGTTGCAATTTTGAATGTTGAAGATTACGAAATGATTGGTTTAAAGACGCTAAACGGCCCGTGGCCAAAGGCGTTGTACTACCAGCCAGCAGAAACGCTTGGTAACATTTATGTGTGGCCAAACCCTGCGCAAGGCGAGATGCACATCTTTGCAGACAATATATTTAGTCGATTCACAACACTATACGATTCAATCATATTGCCTCAAGGTTATTCTATGGCATTACGCTGGTGTCTAGCAGAAAGGTTATTGCCAATGTACGGCAAGGTAAACCAAGTAAGTAACGCACTGATTCAAGGATATGCGGCGCAGGCAAAGAGTACGTTAAAGCGTACAAATATGCGTCCAGTTCAAGCGGCACGTTTTGCGGATGCGTTGTTGTCAAGCAGACAAAAAGACGCAGGCTGGATACTTTCAGGTGGATTCTTTAGATAAGGATGGGCTATGCCTGATTTTGGATTTGTTGGCCCAAGCTACACAGCACCTAGCATCTATCAAGATGCGCAGGAATGTATCAACTTTTACCCTGAAATTGACCCGTTAAAACAACCTGGTGACCGCGGTGTGGTTGCTCTGTATCCTACGCCAGGGCTAACTAAATTATTCCAATTAAATAACGCCCCTGTCAGGGGTATGCGCGCTTTGTCTGGTGGGCAATATTTGGTTATTGTTTGCGGTGCATCTGTATATTCTGTAACGCAAAACGAAAACATTAACTTTATTGGCAGTCTTACGACTTCTAGCGGCCCTGTCAGCATCACAGACAACGTAAACGGCGCACAAGGTTTGTATTGTTATATTGCAGACGGTGTTAATCGTTACGTTTGGATTGTCAGCCCTAGTTCGTTTCAAGTCTTACCGCCAACGGATGGCCCTTGGCAAGGTGCATCTATTGTTGACGTTGTGGATAACTATATTGTCTATAACCAAGTTGGCACAAGATTTTGGGCAGCTACTGATCTAGGTTCACCTTATTCAACGACTGCTTATTATGGCGTTAAAGATAGTTCGCCTGATACGCTTATATCTTTATTGTGCGATCACAGACAAATTTACTTGTTTGGCGAAAAGACAACGGAAGTTTGGATTGACGTAGGTAATCAAGTTGCAGGTGTAACGTCATTTCCATTTGCGCGTATTGCTGGTACGTCTATGCAACACGGTATTGCAGCACCTTATTCTATTGCACGATTTGCAGAACAATTTTTATTTGTTAGCAAAGACGAAAGAGGGCAAGCAATTATTGGCGGAGTTGTTGGATACCAATTTCAACGTGTATCTACCCATGCGGTTGAAGCAACCCTAGCTGGTCAATACATTGCAGACGCTGTTGCTTACAGTTTTCAGATTGAAGGGCATGAATTCTACGTTGTTACATTTCCAACTGTGGATATAACTTGGGTTTATGACTTAGCTAGTAAGATGTGGCACAAATGGTTGTCAATAGATAGCAATGGCATCTACCATCGTCATCGTTCTAATTGCGGTGCATTTTTTAATAACGTAAATATTGTTGGTGATTATCAAAACGGTACAATTTACGCGCTTGATTACAATAATTACACAGAAAACGGCAATCCAATACGAAGATTGCGCAGAGCGCCACATTTAACTACTGATTTGCAAAGACAGTATTTCGATGAATTGCAGATTCAGTTTCAGCCTGGCGTTGGTCTGAATGGTCAAACATTTACAAATCAAAACTTATCGCCCACGTCAATTGTTATTGCACCTAGTGGCACATTTGCGATTGGCCCAACACAAGTTGTAAACATTTATTACGATTACAACATCAACGGTGAAACGGTTGGTGCAGACCCACAAGCAATGTTGCGCTGGTCTAACGATGGTGGCTCAACTTGGAGTAATGAGCATTGGGTATCCATTGGAAAGATTGGCAAATACAAGAATCGTGCAATTTGGCGACGATTGGGTATGTCAAGAGATAGAATCTTTGAGGTATCTATCAGCGATCCAATTAAATGCGTGATTGTTTCAGCTAATTTAAAAGCTAGCGCGGGTAGCAACTGATGGCCACAACAAACACAAACGTTGCGTATCCACAAACGCCATTTCTTGACCCTACTACACAGCGTCCTAGTTATCCTTGGCTAATCTGGTTACAAAATCCATCCTATGCAGGGGCAACAGTTAATTCTATTGTGCCTGTTGTATATGGCGGTACGGGAACATCCACAACGCCTACAAGCGGTCAATTACCCATTGGTAATGGTTCGGGTTACACATTAAGAACGTTGACAGCAGGAACGGGAATAACGGTAACAAATTCGCCAGGCGTGATTACTTTATCTTTAACTTTAACTGGCGCAAGTGCCGGCACTTACGGTAGCGCAGGTCAAGTTGCACAATTTACTTTGAATTCTGTAGGGCAAATAACATCGGCAGTAAATGTACCGATTTCTATTACCAGTGGGCAAATTTCAGGCGGTGCTACAGGTACGTTTAAATCTGGTGACACAGTACAAAAAACTATTACGGTGACAAATGGAATCATCACAAGCATTGTCTAAGGCAATTGATATGTTGTATGAATCCGTTAAAGATAGAGTAACGGTATCAAAAGAGCATTTTAAAGATGGATTGCAAGATTGGGAAATTATTCCGTTAACTAAAGAAAAAGATGTAATTGGTGCAGTTTTGTTAAAAGGTAATGAAATTCATGTTGGATATGGGAAACCGCCAGGCGCAGCAATGAAAGCCCATATTAAGCAAACTTTGAAAATGATATTGGATAAATATGGATATGCAATAACTTATGTCCAAAACGACAATATTAGGGGTTTAAATTTCTGTAAAAGGCTTGGTTTTATTGAGTTATCTAAAGACTCAGTTAAAATCCTATTAAGATGCGATGGGAGTAAATATGTCTAAAAATTATCTAAACCGCAGCAATGCGGAATATGATCCGATTGGTGATCCGTTTGGCGGTGATCCAAGGTTTTCCCGCATCCGTAGGTTTAATGACCCTGTCACAGCCGTTATTGCAGGCGGCGCATCGTTGTTAGGTTCTGCTATTAGTGGTAGCGCAGCTAAGAGCGCAGCGCAAACCCAAGCAGACGCAGCGACAAGAGCAGCAGAGTTGCAACAACAGACTGCAATGGCTGGCATTCCTATTTTGCAACAAGCATACGGTCAAGGTCAAAACTACGTTAACCAAGGTTATGGTCAAGGGACTAATGCTTTAAATCAATATTATGGTCAAGGTACTCAAGCGGTACTTGGTCAAGAACAACCACAACAAAACTATTTAAACAATCTTTACAACGCTCAGTATGGTACGCAATTTGGTTTATATGGTCAAAACATTAATGCTTTGCAACCATATCAACAAGCTGGTTCGGCAGCGGCAACACAGTTACAGGATTTAATTCCTAGTTTATCAAAACAATTTACTGCACAAGATTTAAATAGTTATTTAGCACCGAATTACCAGTTTATGCTTAATCAAGGTTTGGGTGCGACAAACCAAGCATTGAATGTTGCAGGTGGTGGCTCAAACATGGTTAATGCGGCAAACATTTTTGCCCAAAACTATGCGGGTAATGCTTACCAAAACGCATTTAATAACTATCAAACACAGCAAAACAATATTTATAATCGTTTAGCTGGTATTGCTGGTTTGGGTACAACTGCAAATCAACAGAATATTCAAGCAGGTGGTCAGTTTGGCAATGCGTTAAGCAGTATGTTTGGCACATTAGCGCCAACTACAACCAATTTGGCAACAACCACAGGTACAAATCTGGCAGGTTTAGCACAAAATACGGGTACAAACTTGGCAAACTTGGCTGGAACATATGGTCAACAGTCTGCTGAATTGGCCACAGGATTAGGCGCAAATACTGTTGGATTGACAACAGGTGCAGCACAAGCAGGAGCAGGCGGTATAACAGGCGCAGCAAATGCCCAAGCGGCAGGTCAAATTGGTGCAGGTAATGCAGTGGCAGGCGGTTTAACTAATGCAGGCAATAATTATCTGCTCAGTCAGTTGTTAGCACCAAATAGACCAACATCTGCATATGGCGGTGATGTAACTCAATTACCTAGTTATGGTTTTGGTGGCGGCGCACCAGCTTAAGGATAAAAAATGGCAACGTTTGTTCCCCAATTTACTAATCCAAACCCTATTGACCCTAGCGTTGTTGGAAAATTAGCACCACCACAGCAAACAAGTTTAGGCGATATGCTTAACTTAGCGCGTGGCGCACAAGCGTATCAACAAGCGCAACAAGTTAACCCTTTGCAAGTACAAGCAGCAGAATTGGAGTTGCAAAAAGCGCAAGGTACATTACAACCAACTATTCGTAAAGCTGAAACAGAAGCGCAAACAGCACAATTTGCATTAGATAAAAACAAAATGGTTATTGCTGGAAATGCTTTAACTGGTTTGGAATATTCAGACGCATTCAAAAACAATGACATTCCTCAATTAAAAAAGCAATTTGAAACCACGCAAAAATGGCTTGAATCTATGGGGATTCCTGCTGATAAGACATTTGCACAAGCGCATGAATTATTAGATAACAAAGACATTGGTGGTTTTAAAGCAATGGTGCAAAACATCCGTAATGGATTGGCATCAACAAGCGAACAGTTTGCCGCAGCACAACCAAGTTTACAAACTGTTGCTGGTCAGCCTGCTTTGGTTACTACGGGTGGCCCAACGCCAGGAATTACAACGCCACAGTACAACCCACAAGGCGGCCCTGCACCATTTGCACCAACACAAGAAGGTGTACAACTTGTTGCACCACCAAAGCAAATTACAGGTCAAGATTTAGGACAACCACCAAAAGCAGGCGATATAAATACACCAATACCACCAATGTTCCCTGTAAGAAAGCCTGGTGTAGTCGCACCACCCCCAACTACACAAGAAGTAGCAGCACAAGCACAAGGTGACGAATACTTTAATAGCGTTATTAAAGCGCAACCAAAACTTGCACAACAAACTAGAAACGTGCAAGAAATTGTTAAAACTGCTCAAAAAATAGAAAGCGAAGCAACTGTGTTGGGCAAGAAAATACCTACAAGTGGGTGGGCTGGTGATGCGTACCGTAAGATTTACGGTGGCGTTGGTGGTACTGAATATCAAGAATTAGCTAAAGATTTGGCTAATGCACAAATGGACTTAGCCAAAGTTGGTGGTTCGTCATTAAGTACGGATCAAGGTAAACAACTTGCCGCGTCAGCATCAGGTACAGTATCAACAAATGCAGAAGTTATTATTAAAATTGCTGAACGCACTGCTGCCGATATTAAAAACTTAGATTCTCAAGCTGAAGCGGCACAAAAGTTTGTTGAAAGATTTGGTACTAATAATATGGGTTCATTCCAGCGGATGTGGGGTAAAAACGCTGATACAAAAGTATTCCAAGTAATGAATATTGTGGATAACGTAGAAGATCCAAAACAGCGTGAAGCGTTATTTAAAAAGTTGTACACGTCTGAAAAAGAAATGAAAGAAGGTTTGCAAAAGTATAAAAATATTCGTAAGTTGATGATTGATGGGACACTCTAAATGGCTGATCTCGATGCGGTTGAACAATTATTTGCTACTGCAAAGCCTGATGTCCCACAAAACAAATATGGGCATCTAGTTACGCCTGAACTGCTTGATGCAGTTAAAACCGTTGAAAGTTCTGGCAATCCACTAGCAATTAATAAAACATCTGGTGCAATGGGTGCGTATCAGTTTATGCCTGGCACAGTTGCACAATTGCATAAACAAGGCATTAAATTTAATCCATTTGACGAAGAAGAATCTCGCAAAGCTGCTGAACATTTGCTCAATAAAAACCTTGAAGCAACTGGTGGTGATCTTAACAAAGCGTTGGGTATGTACGGCGGGTTTGTAACAAAAGACCCTACAGAGTACATTAATAAAATCAAGTCAAACATCAAACCTGTTGAACAAGTTGAACAACATAAAGATGCAACAGATGATGTTGAAGCGTTATTCTTAGGCAAGCCAGCGATAGTTAAAAAAGAGCAACCAGTAGTTGAACAAAAGACTGTTTCAGAATGGGATAAAACTGAACCCGTACAAACTACTGAAAAGCCTTTGCCTAACGTTTACAAGTATGGAATGCAAAACTTAACGCCTAAAGAATTAAAAAAAGGTGAAGAGAGAATTTCAGAAAAGTTTGGCAGTTTAATTGGCAACGTTGAAGCAATTATTGGCACGATTCCAGGATTAGCAAAGTCTGGGGCAACCGCGGCAATGTATTTAGGCGAAGAAGCAATGCCTGGCAT